CCTTGCGCTGAGCGCCAGTGAGGCGCTGAGTCTTGCCTGCACGCCACGCTGCCGCAATCTGCGAAGCCGTGGAGAGTGGACCGAAGTTCGCTACACCAATGTTGGTGAGCATTGCCTGTCCCTCATCGACCACGCCAACAGCCTTAGAAAGTGCAGCGTTGCGGATAATCAGATCGTCAAGGAGGGCGCGAGCATTAAGATCTGGCTCAAGCGTCTTGTCCAATACGGCCTTCGGCCACTCGCCAATTGGACGGGCAAGTTCCTGCTCTTCGTAAAGACTAGACTTCTCGAACTTCTTGAGCGCGTCGTAAGCCGACATGTGGTCTTCGCGCAACTTGGCAATGTAGCGCTGGTTACCTGTGGCGGCAGCAATGAACGTGATCGCGTCAGCCTTGTCATTGATGGTTGCACCAATAGAGGCGAGCAGGTCACGGTTCGGGTTGTTCTCAAACTGCGGCAAGTTACGCAGTGCATTAAAATCGCCACGAGTTACCTCGTCGGCGATACGTCCAATAGTGTTGTCCTTGACGTCCTGGACTTCGCCACGATAGATCTTGATCGCGTCGTCGGCCTCAAAGCCAACTCGCTCGACAGTCTTGTAGTCAGAAATGGTTCGGTTAGTCAGGCCAGCAAAGCCGAACTTCTCCAGGCCCAGGGTCTTAGACCCGACACGGGCAATCTTAATTCCCTTGCCAGCGACAACCAGCGGATCAAGAATGAACTGAACAGCAACGTCAGTCGCGCCGCTAGCCAACTGGCCGAAGCCGCCAGACCTGAACGCCTCAGTGCGCTGCTCCTCATCGGCAACATCAAAGTTAGGGTTCAGTACAGGATTGTCAGAGTCAAGAACCTGGAAGGGGATCTTCGCTGCCTGTAACTGGGGGATCTTAGTCTGATCGGCAAGACGGATCGTGTTAGAGATTGCGGCTTCGCCAGGAGTGACATCGCCAGCAGTCGAGTTCCAGTCAAGCGTCTCGATTCCCATCGGCACGGCAGAGATGCCCCAAGACAGGATGCGGTTAGAGCCAGCGTAGACGCGGTCAGCGGCTGCACCGACAGCACCAGCAGCAGTTCCCAGAGCGCCAAGAACTGGGCGGGTAACGTTCTCGCCAACCGCTTTAGCGACTGGCCCGACAACGGGAATCTTCTGAGTATCGTCAGGGAAGAACACGTCGAATACTGACGAGTAGCCAGTGTTGCGTGCTTCGCTCTGGCCCCAGGCAGTGCCGCCACGGGACAGGGGAACCTGCGGATTTACAGCCACATTTACCCCTTCTGAGTTATTGAAGCCAAGAAATTGTTTCGCTCTTCATCGGATGACCATCGGGTCATTCCGATACCCCACACAACACCAGCAGCATCAACGCCCAGGGCGTCTACTGCGGCTGCGATATCATCTACAAAAGATCCCATTACTGCTGTGACCTCAGGTATCTCACGAAACGAATGAAAGACGGAGGAGTGCCAGGAATGCGAGCAGTCTCCTCAAGCGCTGGCAAGTACGTTGCAAGTTGCATCGCGTCCATGCCCGACTGCTGCTTGATGTCCTCAGACATGCCCAAGGCTTCCATGCCAGGACCAGGCCCCATCGGGGCACCAGCCGTTACAGGCTCATCAGGACGCTCAGTGGGAGCAGACAGCGGAGTTACCTGCGGCATTGGGGGGCGCTCGGACTGAGCCATAGAGGCTCCTGCCTGAATCTCTCCGAATGCTTTCTGCTCACCGTATGCTGCGTTAGCGAGACGCTGCTGGGGTTGCCCTGCCCCGCCGCCATCAGTGCGACGAGACAGAGCCCCAGGACCACTTACGGGTGCAGGACGAGAAGGCTTCTGGTATCCACCTCTAGCCATGCGTTATCCCTCCAGTGCTTGCTTAAGGCGCTTAGCGCCGTAGTAGCGACGAATCGCTTCCAGATATTCAGGATCGTTCTTGCGGGTCTTGACTGCCGCGAGCGACTTGGTCATGCCCTGCTTGTTGATCTGATCGATAACCGACTGGCGTACAGCCGAGCGTCCCTTAATAAACTTGGACTCTCCAGCCTCACCGAACTTCTTCGGGTTCTTGGCTTCTGCCGCTGCCGCCTTATCGGCGCGGGCCTTATTGCGCTGAGCAATGGAGAACATGCCCATGCCAGTGCCAGCCTGGTAGGTTCCCTTAGCGCCAGTAGCCTTGTCGCTCTTCGCGCCAGGAGGCCGACCAACAATCGCTCCGCCCACACCAAGTGCGCCACTCGCGCCAACAACAGAACCAGCGGTAATTTTGAATGCCTTGGTCTTCTTAAACGCATTCCACTTAGCGCGGGCTGCGCGGATACGACCAGGATTGCCACTCTTAAGCGCGGCGTCGTACTCTGCACGTGCTGCCTTTGCCGCCTCTAGACGCTTAGGAGTAATGCTCGTGGGACCAAACTGGTCAGACTTCTTAGTCCCATAAGTAATAACTTCTTCGTCCTGCTTCTTCTTTGCCGACTGCTTCTTCGGCTTAGGTGCTGCAGGAGTTTCGGCAGGCTTCTCGTCCTTAGCCTTAGCAGGCTTCGCTGGCTTAGTCTCTGCGGGCTTTGTCTCAGCAGCGGGCTTGGTAGGCTTCGCAGGCTTTGCTGGCTTAGGCGTTTCCGCCTTCTTGCCATAGTCCAACGGAGTCTTGCCAGTCAACTTATCAAGACCAGCCTGTGCGTCAACATCAGCCTTGTAACGCTTACCAGCCTTATTGAACACCTTGAGTTCATACTGCTCTGGCTTAAGTTTCGCCACATCAGCGGGAGCAGTCCTGCTCTTAAACTTGCTGTCAGCAGGGCGCTGCGGCAAAGGCTCGTCTGCCTTTTCCTTCGCCGAAGACTTCTTGGCAGAAGGAGCCTTGGGCTCCGCAGGCTTCTCGGCCTTCGCGGCCTTACCCTTGCCGCTAGGCTTCTTGCCGTAGTCGAGGGGAGTCTTCCCAGTTAGTTTGTCAAGAGCGTTCTGAGCGGGAACGTCGGCAGCCATTCGCTTGCCGTCCTTCGTGAACACGCGAAGTTCGTAATCCTCAGACGAAAGTCTCGGATCACCCTTCTTCTTAGAACTCTTAAACTTACTATCAGCGGGACGCTTCGGAATCTCATCTGCTGCCGTAGCAGGCTTCCTACCAGTAACGTTAGCAAGCGGAGACTCAGGCTGTGGCTTCCTAGAGAAACGCGCAGGAATCGGATTCTCCTTGCGCCACGCATCGCGGCGCTCAAGCCAAGCATCGTACTTCTTCTGGTATGCCTTATTGCGACGAGGAACGAGAGAAACATTCTTCTCGTACTTAGCCTCTTTGGCCGCAGCCGCTTCAGGAGTAAGTTTATCCAACGATTCTTCGCTAGGCTTTCGCGGAGGACGCGGCTTTGCGGGAGGAGGCTCGGGAAACTTTGAAAGAGCATCTTCGCTACGCTGGGGCTCTACAAGATTTCCACGCGAATCAAGCGGCTTGTCACCACGCGCCTTGAGTGCTGCTTTCTCCGCTTCCTTTGCCGCCTTCTCTTCTGCGACTAACGCCTCTTTCTTAAGACGCTCTTCCTTTAGAGCCTGGTCTTGGCGATATGTAGTCTTATTGTCGCCCTTGTAAACCTTGATACTTCCAGCAGGGCGACCGACATCAGGCATCATAAGTTTCCTGATGTCACTTGCTTCCTTATCGGTGAGCGGCTTAGTGCTACCAGGAGCCTCAGTCTTGTACTGCTTGCCCCTAGGGAACCTTGCTGGCGGAACCGTCTTCTTAGCAGCAGTCGGGGGCCTAAGCGCATCAATCAAACCCTGAACTGTCGCACGCTGCTCGGCTGGGCCGTTCTTGAGCAACTTCTCAAGGCTCGCAATACGCTGACGATTAAGTTTGTCGCGGCTCATCTGCGCTCGGCTTGGAGGCGCTGGTCGGCTTTTCGCCGCAGCCTTAGCCGCATCCGTTGTCGCGGGAGTGAGTTTTGTCGAAGCGGGGAAATCGATCTTCGACACCTCGGGCTCGGCGCCCTTACCCTTAGCGGCCTTGCTCGTTGCCTTAGCGGCCTTGCCAGTGGCTTGAGCCGCCTTGCCAGCCTGCGCTGCGTCAGCAACACCCTTAGCAAGACGAGCAATCCTACCCGTGGGAAGAGCACTTGCAGCAGCCATTCCGATACTACCCGCAGTAGGGTTATCAAGATCAACCCCGACAAGTTCCTTAAATGCCTTCTTGCCACGAGCACTAGGATTCGTGCCCAGGTTGATCTTCAGCGGACCAACGCTGACAACAACGTCGTCTTTGCCGATCGTGCTGCGCCCAGCATTCTTTGCCACGGCTGCCTGACCCATGGCCATCGCCTTACGGCGATCTTCCATGCTTGTGGTCTGGTTCCGCTTAGCGGGATCAATCGTGCCCTTGTATGAAAGAACATCCTTGACGTCCTTCGCAAAACTGCCGAAGGCGTCATTGTTCTTGGTGTCTTTCATGTTAAAGCGCGTAGGACGCTTCTTTGTTGGGCTAGACTTAGATGCCTTTCCCTGTGCTGTAAGCGCCTTAGTGCGTGCGCCCCCTCCAGTACCAGGGGTATAGGTAAACTTCTTGGGGGCCATTCAGGTTCCTTACTTAGCCTTGTTGCTGTTGCCCTTGATGCCCTTGGGGGTGACGCCCTTCATGACGTTTCCGCCACCGACGACCTTGCCACCAGGCTTGCCACCCATGATCGGCTTTCCCACTGGGGCGGTACCCTTCCCACCCTGCTTGCCCATACCCATAATTACATACCCTTCTTGAACGGAACGAACTTCTTCTTGGTCTTAGTCTTAGTCTTGCTCTTGTCTGCCGCACCCATAAGGAAAGCGGGGAGAGGCTTCTTACCCTTAGCCGCAGGGGCCTTCTTGCCCTTAGCGGTAGGCTTTGCGTAGTTCATTGATTCTCCTAAACGGGAACCTGGCGAGACACCTTGCTCGACAGGGTTGGGTTGCCAGCGCCAGTCAGCCCAGCAAGCAACTGCTGCATCGGCGGACGACCCTGCGGGATGATGCCTTCAGGTGCTTGACCAGCGGGTGCCGCTTCGGGAGGCGCACCAGCGCTACCCATCATTTCCTCAAGCCCAGTCGGAGCAGCAGGAGCGGGCTCAGGCTTGGGCTGTTGGAACGCCTTAGCGACGGCATCCTCAATGGGAACACCCTTCTTGCGAGCGTCAATGACCTTAGCCATCTGCTCAATGATCTTGGTCGGGTCTTGACCCTGCGAAGCCATCTGCGGGATAGCGCCAGCGAGAGCAGCCACGCTCGCCTTAAGCGAGTCACGCATCTCTTCCATGTCCACGGCACGCTCTTCCTCAGCCGCATTCATGCTGATCGGAAGGTGACGGCGCACAAACGAACGGGACAGCAACTTGTCACCACGAGCCTGCAGTGCGAACACGAGCGCACGGTTCGGATCGAGACCAGCCATCAGGCCATACTCGACATTCACACCGTACTGGCCCGCAATGTCCGACTGCGGCTTGTACTTCAACTTATAAGGGACACCATTCGAAGCGCCCTGCACCTCACGTGCGGTATCACCGAAGTAAGCCTCGTCCACCATGAGAGCAACAGACACTGCATCGCCAAGAGCCTCACCCAGGACACCCTGAGCAACCTTGACCTGGCCATCGAACGCTGCCTGCAGCGCCTTAACACCCTGGCCAGTGACGATAGAACCGTCAGCCTGACCCGCACGAGACTCAGGGAAACGAGTGCCGAAACGAAGTTCATCCCCGAGAAGGTTGTTTTCCGCAAACGCATACTGCGGGAGGTCCAATGGGACACGGCGGATCTTCTCGGGGGAGTTTGAGCGGATGACCGAGTCAGGTCCAATGGACAACTGGGTAACATCCTGCGGAAGAGCAAGCGGAGCCTCAACGGACTTCTGCGTCGCTTCCATCATTAGCAGTGCGAGGCGAGCCTTAGCCGCATACACTGGTAGCACATCGTCGAACTGCCCGCGTGCCTGATTATCCAGTGACGGTCGCTGTGCAACCACCACAGGAACACGGTCAATCTTATTCGGCACCTTCGCCAGAACGAGATCTTCACGGTCGGGCATGAACATAACGCTGTTGTTAACGTCATACCAGCGCACCACCTCAACGTATGCGGTCGGATCTGTAGATCCAAACGTTCCACGCTTCATGATCTTGTCAGCAAGTTCAGGGAACATAGCCGCCAGGTCACCAGCGCGACGCTTGAACACGTTGCAGTAAACCTGCATCTCACCGAAACGGTCAATGTCGTAGTAGGCAGCCTCGGAAGACTCCACATGAATATGCGGACGGCCACCCTTGAAGTTAGGCTCAATACGGAACGGCACGAAACCGTACGTGATGAACTGATCCGCAGCGCGAATCATGCCATTGCCCAACTTACTGGACGCAATGTAGTAGTTAGCGATCTTCGTGCGCTTATCTGCCTTAGTGCGGGCAGACTCATCAAGCGCGGAATCGCCAGAAGCCGTGATTGTGGGGATGATACCGATCTGCTCGGACAGATCCTTAGCCACAACGTCAATCAGATTAGCGACAATCGGTCGGGACCACATACCCTCAGGGAACAGGCCAGGGAAAACCTGCTCTGCGTGGCCAGCACGAACGAGGGACACTTCACGCATACGCTTATCACGCTCGCTATTGCGCTTACGGATAGCATCAAACTTCTGCGCGTAGTCAGCCACTCGCTCACCTCCTCCTAAATACGGACAAAGCCATGCTGCGAAGCAGCAAGTTCGTCCAGGTTAATCACGTAGCGGGTCTCAATGTCCCGAGCCGACGCGAACTCATTCTTAAGAAACTTAGAAACGCCTGCAGATTGGGCGCAAACCTCGCGGGCCACAATCTCACAGAACCACAACGCCATCACGGCGTCCATCTTCAACTTGCTACCCCGAACACCAGGCTGCCAAGTGATCAACTGCTCGACCATCTTCTTGATATGTTCCGACGTGGAAGAATCAGGAAGTTCGATCAGGTTGTCCTTGGCATGCTTGAGGGACTCTTGGCCCTCACGCTTCGTCTTAGTGCCGAACAGCGGTGCCAGTGACGCCACACCAAACTCGGGATCCTGCTTATTGTTAGACGTATGATGAGGTCGATACGCAATACCCTTAGCGGCAAGGAACGACCTGATCTCCTCATCTTGAGTGAGGAACAACTGGAACGCATTCGACTCCACAATAACCGTGTGGGGCCGATATGCGTCCGCCCATTCCTTGATGAGAGACCTAATCGCCGCAGGCGTCGGTGCCGTCATGATATTCACATCCATGACGTAACGCTTATTAGTGCGGCGATCTACAGCATACGCAACCGTTGCAGTGTCCCCCGACATAGCAGGGTCAATCCCAATGATGCGATAGAAATTCTGCGAATCCGCAGGATGACCTGCCGCGCCAGATACCAGTACCCCAGGTTTTCTCATACCATTTACCGCGCCACGGACGCACACTGGGTCGAAGATGGCATCTTCAGCGACATCGAGGTTCTGGTATACCAGAGACCATTTACCTGGCCCAACCTCGTTACGCACATTGTTCAAGCGGGAACCGCTCCAACGTTCGAACAAGCCATTCTCGTCAGGCACATCAGTGTCTGACAGGATCTGCTCGCTCTTGGGCCACAACGTGACCCAGTCCTCGGGTTTAGGTGCATACTTCAGCACCGCTGGCATAGCCAGATACGTCCACGGAACATGCCCATCCGTGTAATGATCCGTGTTCCGCAGTTCCTTATACAGGTCCACAGGGGCCACACGGGTACCAACAATCAGCAACTGGCCACCGCCAGGTGGCAGACGAGACGCCACCTCTTGACGGATCCAGTCCA